TTAAAATATTATATTTTCGTTTATATTTTTGATAAATAATATAATATATTTTAATGTATGATATTATTTATAGTATTTTAGTACATGAATCTCCGGATTCATATTATGATATGATTAATAATTTATTTTATTTTAATAAAGATATAAATATATTTGTAATAGTTCATTGTAATAACTTTATGTATGAAGAACTATCTAAAAAAACAGTTAAGAATGTCATTTTAAACCCCATACATTATGATAAAACTTACTTTACATATGATATTCCACAAGCTCATTGTGAAAATTATATGCATTGTTTTAATAATAATATTAAATGTAAATACTTCATAACTTATGCATCTAACTGTATGTTTCATAAAAAATTAACATTAGAACATATTGAAAAACAATTTATAGAAGAACCACAATATGATACTCAAAAATATTATATTGAAAATCGTATTAAAGGATGGGTATCAAATGAATATTTTTTAAAAAATATAAATATAATTAATCTTCTAAAAGAACATGGAATGAATGAAATATATCCTTGTCAACATGAAGGAGCGGTATTTGAATCATATATTTTTAAAGAATTGACTGACTTTTTAATTGATAATAAGATAAAAGAAATGATTCAACATCCATGGACATCATTTGAAGAACATTTAATACCAACTATTTATATTAATATTAAAAAACAACGATTAATAAATATTTGTACAGTTTTCTGGAATCATATACCAACAATTCACGAAATACAAAAATCATATCAACCATCTGTTAAACGTGTAGAAAGAAAATATGATAATATTGTTAGACAATGGCTACGTCAAATAACAAATGATTATGAAGGAATCACTTAAAATCAGGATTCCATTGATTTGAACCATTAAGAAAATCTTTAAGAAACCAATTTGTTTCTTTTCCTGGAATTCTATAATGTGCATGTCCAAAATCAATTATATATACTTTATTATTTTTTTCAATAAAATTATATGGTGTAATGTCAATGTATTCGATTCCTTCATTTTCATAAAGTGTATCAAGAATTAAACGAATTTGAAGTATGATTTGTGGAGTAAGAACAGAAAATTCTTCTCCATATTTGTCAGCAATACACATTTCCTGTAAATCTTCCATTTGAATAACAGCATGATCTAACTCATATGATACACCAACTATACTTGGTGAAAACCCATATGCTGATGCAATTGTTTGAAGTTCTACTTCACGCTCAACATCTGCCTTCTTTACTTTCTTTTCGTAATCACTAAAATATATGGTCTTGGTATAAACAGCCATTTTTATATGATAATTACTTTATAATAATTATTATATAAATCAATTTTTATATGGTTTTTTATAGAATGATATTTTATACTTGGTTTTCTAATTGATTCTTTAATTCTAAATATTTATTCTTGTATTTTAAATATTTTTCATAATAACCACCATTCATTCCAAGTCTCTTTGATCTCATGTGTACAGGTCTTGGTTTTTCTTCAAATAAATTTTTATTCATTGGTGATGGTTCACTAACTCTTCTTGGGAAAGGATTTCCTATATATGGGGATAATACTGGTTGTGTAACTGTTGGAACAACTGCGGGAACAAATCCAAAATCAGGACGAGGAAGAGAAAAAAATGGTATTCTAACAATTGGAGAACTATAAGGTGTTGTTACACGAACAGTTGGAGAATAAGGCCAGAAACCATAAGGTGCAAATGGTCCTAAAATTGCAGGTAAGAATGGTCTTCTAATAATTATATTAATATTTGAATCATCATCAGATGGTGGGTTTGGTGCACTGTTTTTACAATCTAAAATTATTTTTACAAAGTTTTGTGTAGTATCTTCAAATATATTTCTTGATGGTTCATTAAAAAGATTTTTATTTCTAATATTATATGATTTAAGATCGCTATGTGTTGGTAATACATTTGTTTTATATATTACAAATCTAGATGTAGTTTTTGGAATTGTACCACAATCATCGCTAATTCTATTTTTATCAACGTTTATATTATAAGAGTCTAATTCACTTTTAACACGATCTCTTACAGGGTCATTTGTTGTAATGTTTATTAATTCTAATGAACCCTCTGCACCATCTCGTGCACCATCAACTTTTTTAGCAATTAATTGATCATTATAAAAAGGTAATATATAAATTGTAGTTCCTGCCATAATATATAATATACAAATATAAATAAAATTGATTTATAAATATTATAATTTAAATTATAAATTACCAAACATGTATTCTAAAGAAATTTTATTAAAAGATGTAAAAAAATCTTGGTTACCATTATTAGATAATCAAGAACTTGATAAAATAATAAAAAAATTAAACACATACAAAACAACCATTTATCCTGAACCTAAAAATATCTTTCAATGTTTTAAATACTTTGAACTAAATGAAACTAAAGTTGTATTCTTAGGTCAAGATCCTTACATAAATAAATGTGAGGCAATGGGATTATCCTTTTCAGTTCCAATTAATTGTAAATTACCTCCATCTTTAAAGAACATCTATAAAGAACTAAATATAGATTCCACTAATGGAGATTTAACTGATTGGGTAATATCAAATCAATTTTTAATGTTAAATACATCATTAACTGTTCTCGCGAAACAATCAAACAGTCATACTGATATTTGGAAAGACTATACAGATCAACTCATCACAAATATATCAACATTTGTTCCCAAAACAATCTTTTTATTATTAGGAAATCATGCCCAATCTAAATTAAAATTCATTGATTCGAAACATATAATTATAACTGGAGTCCATCCTTCTCCATTAAGTGCCTATAGAGGATTCTTTGGTTCTAACATTTTTGAAAAATTAGAAAAAGAATATAAAAATTTATTTAAAAAATCTATCGATTGGAGTTAATTTATTTTCTAGAAGTCTTCTTTGTTGTCTTTTTTGTTGTCTTCTTTGTTGTCTTTCTTGCTTTACTTTTTTTAGATCCCTTCTTGGATCCTTTTTTAGAACCTCTTTTGAGTTGAGGATTTGGTCTTCCACTTTCAGAAGCATAGATCGCACGCATTTGAGCAAGTGCACGCTTGTAAGGTAACCCACGTTTTGAATAACATTCTTTCATATCTGATTGTTTACATACTTTAAATCCGTCTGTAACTGGTTTTATTTCGTAAGGCATTTATATATTGGTATTATAAAATTCTTTTAACGCATATAAATATTTTAATTTATACTTTAAATATTTTTTGTAAAATCCACCTTTACTCTTTTTATGTTTTCTATGTTTTTTCTTAGAAGATTTCTTGGAAGATTTCTTAGAAGATTTCTTGGAAGATTTTTTAGGTAATTCTGTTGTTTCTGTTAATGTTTCAACGGTAGAACCTAATGTCTTTGGATGTTCTTCATTATGTTTTATTTCAGGTTCCTTTGATGTTAATACAACAATTGGAGTAACAACGCGTCTTACTAATATAGGAACAGGATATATAGGAACATAATTTATAATTGTTGGATAAGTAAAAACTATTCCCGGAGGATCAGGAATTTGTCTTAATACATTTAATTCTTTTGTAATAAAAACAGCAATTGCACCAGATGTTGGGATAAGTGTTCTTGGTAAATTGACAAGTGGAAAAAATGTAAATCTTATTTTACCATTCATTATAATTGTTCTTTTATCCGATTCATTAATTTTATAAACAAATACATATTGTTTAGTACCATCTTGAGAAACTAAATTAATATCAGTTAATCTAGTTTTATCAATTGTAAAGTTTATTTTTTCTTTTATTATTCTTACAATCGCATTTTTTGCTGCTTCATCTGTATTTGTACCTACTGGAGAATCTTCTGGTATAATTTTAGTATTTAAAAATGAATATGGTTCGGATAAAATTAAAATATTACTGCTTGGGTCTATTATTAATACTGTTGCATCAGTCATTCTATATTAATAAATTATATAATTAATTTATTAAAATATAAATTAAACTCCATCGATATACTCATTTTCTTTGATTTTGATTCTTGGCAAAATATTAATCGCCATAAGTTCTTGAAACAATAGTTTTGTAGCATATGGAATTTCTACTAGTGATGTATCTGTATTATTTTTACAAGCTGAACAAATATAAATTTCCTTATCTATTATTTTACTGGCTATTAAACCACATGTATTACAGATATGAACTTGATATCCATCTGAACAATTAAACATTCTTTCTCTTAAAAATACTGATGCTCCATGTGATGTCATTGACCAACATTCCATTTCTCCAAAACGTAACGTTAATACCGGGTTCAATTAGGAATTTCCTCCTATATCATTACCCCCATGATCTCGTTTATAATACCTTTTAGCATAGGATATTATAAACTTAACCATGACTATCTCTCGATAGGGACTGGACTATACCTTAAGCAAAGGATTCATTATCCTTCACCCACAACCTTCTAGTCTCTGCACCTTCTTCCTCAGCATTATCTGGTAGGAAGCTTGGCTCAGGCTTGACTAATCTCTTGACTTATGCCCGTACCCTCGAGTTTTCCCCGAGGCCAGGGTTGCGATTACTCGCATCCCCTTGGGATCAAAAGCTCTTCTCTTAATGAGAAGGGATTTACACCGCAGTGATAATCCTAAAGTCTTTACCTGAATTTGATTGTGTTGCCAACTATGCTGTTGACTAGCATGCTTTTTAAACATGCTGGGGCATACGTGTTTACCCCCATCTCTTGATCTTCCTTCAGGTGGCTGCCTGGTAAGTGTTTGCATTGGTCCTCTTGCACGACCATGAATCTTATCCTTAACTAAATGTTTCAATCTAGCATATGCAGACACTCCAACAAATATTTTTGTCTTCATTTTAATACCAGTATAACCACAATACATTTCTTCTTCGCCATATTCTTCAAATCCATTTTCTTTTAGAATATCATTTAATTCTTCTACATTTGTTTTACCAAATGCACTTCCATCAATGAATTGCCCCTTAATTGCTCCAACTTTTCCTGTAAACATTTCAAGTAATTGGCCAACTGTTTGACGAGTAGGTAAGCAACAAGGATTGATAATAAGATCTGGAACCATTCCTGATTTTGTATAAGGCATATCTTCGGCATTTAATAGTGCTCCCGTAGTTGCCTTTTGTCCAAAACGAGAAGCATATTTATCTCCAATTCCTGGAACTCTTTCTGATCTAACTCTCATATTATACATTTCATATCCTTCATTATCATAAATTCCATTCCAAACTTTATCAACAACACCCTTTGTATTTGATTTATAGATTTCACTCTCATCTTTAAACACTTTGTTGTTGGCATTTGGTTGAATTGGACTTACTTTACCTATAATGAAGTCACCATTTTCAATTACAGTCTCTTCTGGTACAAATCCTTTTTCATTTAATTTATCATAATTGCCATCCTTCATACCAGTTGTTTTTGTAGGATCTGGTTTCATGAATACCTCATCTTGTGATGTAGCAGGATTCTTTTCTAAACTAACTTTGTATTTTTTATATCCCGTCGCTCTATATAATCCACGATCAACTGCTGTCTTATTGATAATCATACTATCTTCTTGATTGAAACCACTGTATGCAGCAATAGCAATTACAACATTTTCAGTATATGGTACATGAACAGTATTTAAATAGTTTACTGATTTTGTTCCAACCATTGGTCTCTGTGGATGATATAAGATAAAACTAATATCACTTCTATATCTATAATTTGTAGCATAGATACCCATCGATTGTTTAATGTGTGAGAAATACACAATATTCTTAGTTGAATAGTTATTTTCTGGGAACGGTTGTAATGATGCAATGGATCCTAACATTAAAAATGGATGTAATTCTGTGTGAGTATAATTTACATATACTGTATCATTATAACGATTGAGAGTATTTCCAATTGGATTTGCATCCTTAATTATAATAGATCTTTTTCTATTCTCATTTTCTAAATTATCAAATTGACATGCAATCATCAAGTTATCAGTCGCCTCAATATCAATATATTCAACAACATCCGGATATTTAGATGTAAATTCATCCCATGATTTCATTGTCTTAGTTTCTTCTAACATTTTCTTTGTTAATACAAGTTTGTTATTTTGAACTTTTAATAATGGTCTATATAAACGCCCACCATCGCAATATATCTTTATTTCTAATTTATTAATATCAAATGTTATACCAACACTTGGATGTAATCCCTGATTTCTTTTACTCTTCTCTAATACTTCTTTAATTTCAAAAGGCTTATCTGTTAATCCAACTAATTCACCATTTAAAAATACTTTAACATATTGTTTTATCTTAATTGGTTCAACATCCTGTAAATTAAATAGTTTATCTTTCAATAAATCTTTTATAATCGGAATATGAGAATATAACATTAAAGATATATTTGCACTTAATGATAGTTCTTTAACTAAACCAATCTTTTGACCCTCTGGAGTTGCATTTGGACACACAAAGAATGCTTGATAGTTATCAGCATTACGAATTGTTGTAATTTTATTATTTGAAGTATCTAATGATGGTGTTAAGAATCTTCTAAAATAGGCATTTGTTTGTAAATACGATATTCTTTGTAGTAATTGAGCAACACCCTTTCTCTTAGGACTCCATGAACCAGTTGCTAAACCAGCCTTTAATCCATTCTCAATAATATTTGGTTTAATTTGTGTTATAACATTTATTGGAGAGTCGTCACTAATATTCTTTTTATTGAAAAACTTTGCACAATCATTTAACATTTTCTTATAATGTTGCTTGAATAATATACCTAATAATACACCAATATGATCAATACGCTTATTTAAGTAACTATCGCGATCATCAATTTCTGTTCTTCCTAAAACAACATTTAACATTTTATTACACATATAACCAATATAAATTGCTTTATTAATAAGATTTTTACCCATGTGAGGTAATAAATCATTTTCTAAAATCTTAACAACATGCATTCTCTTTTGTTGTTCTCTTATTGATTCATCTGTTTCTGAATATCTCTTATTTGATTTTAACTTTGTTGTTAAATATTCAATAGCATCCTCTTGAGTTCTAATAACTTTAAAATTTCCTTTAATATCACGAACTTCTGAAAGAGACTTATCTAATGAATAACGTAACATATTTGTCATATCAAAATCATTAATATCATATACAATATATTTAATAATATCATAATCTGAAGTAATTCCCAATGCTCTTATTAAAACAAATAATGGAATTTCTGCAAATTGATTTGTTAAACATACAATTGAATCATTCTTTTTTAATTGTAATAGTAAAACATTAATCATTCCTAGAATATTTGACTCCTTTGAATTTACTTGAATTTGATACATCACATTATTTTTATAAGTATTGTCTTTTTTAGTAAAAACAAGAGGCTTATTAGAACAAATTTGTTCATGAGGAAGAACAACTTTTTCTCCTCCCTTAATAATGAAATAACAACCAGGATCATAAGGACATTCAGTATTTGGTAAATCTTTTCTTAATGTTGTAATACAATATTTTGATTTTACCATAATTGGAATCTTAGCAACTGGAGTTTCCTTTTCTTCCGCAATTACTTTTGTCGTAGTCTCTTCTGTCTCCAAATCAATTATTTCAAGTATTTGTTTAACATCAGCAACTAACTTAGATTGATAATCTAAATTCTTAATTCTGGCATCTTCGGGGAACATTAATTCATCATTATTTTCATTTATAGGAGGCTTTAATCCGATATTATCAAACTGAAATCTATGACGATAGATTTTATTATTATGGTATTTTTCATTAAAAATATTTTGACCTTCTTTTAGTTCTTTGTAGATAATTTCTTCTATAAATTGAGCAAACGAATCTCTGTTTGTTTTGTATAAGTCATTTTTCATTAATAGATCAATTAATGAATAAATATTTTCATTGTTTACTTCTTGACTCATAATTTTAGTATATATAATTATCTTTATATTTAAATAATTTGTTAATTCAATTTTTATGAAATTTTATGTATAGATTATTATAGATAACACAATTATAATATTATGCTGAAAATGTTCACTAACACAAATCTTACCACTCATGATCAGGAAAAGATCAAAGAGTTAGATAATTTAATATTAGAAACATTGGCAAATAACAAATTAAATAATACATCCAAAATACAAATTGATAAGAAAAAAGCAAAAAAGGTTTATAAAGAATTAAACCAATTTGTAATTGAAAATAAATAATTTCTTAATTATAATATATATATAAAAATGACAGACAAGTATGAAGAAAAGTATTTAAAATACAAACAAAAGTATTTAGAATTAAAAAGTCAAATCGGAGGATTAGAAAAAGGAAATACATTTGAACACAGAGTTACTGGTAAAAAAGGTGTAATTGTAAGTAAAATTGCAGGTACTGATACAGATATAAAATACAACGTTATCTTTGATGGAGAAACAGAAGTCAAAGTAGTACCAAGATCTGAAATTAAACCAACCGGATGGGCAGCAGCAGTAAGTGCCGCAAAACTTGCAAAGAAAAAGGCAGTTATTGGAGCAAAAGCTGCAGCATCTGCAACTGCTTCTGCTGCATCTTCTGCAGCAAATAAGGCATCTGAAACATACAAAAGAGTATCTCCTAAAGTAGTAGCTGCTGCAAAAGCTGCTGCAGCTGCAACTGCTTCTGCCGCAAAAAGTGCTTCTGAAACAATCAAGAGAGAAACACCAGGTATGGTTGCAGCACTTAAAACAGCTGCATCTAATGCAGCAACAACTGTTTCAAACGTAGCATCTGCAACACAAGCAGCTGTAACAAATGCAGTTGCACCTGCAGCACCAGTTGCACCTGCAGGAGATGTTAATGCACAAATAAAAAGTATATTAGACGCAAGTGAATATTAAATTTATAATATTAGTGTTACTCACACTAATTTTTTATTTAATTTATTTTTTAAGAAAAAATTAAATTAAATAAAAAATTGATTTTAAAACAAATTTTAATATAAACAAATAATTTATTATGAACAAAAATCTCAATGGAATAAATTTTGAAGATGATATTTGGAAGGAATTTGACATAACTCTTGCTGAAATTAATTTAAAACCCCAACATATCAACATAAATTTGTGTCAAGAATGTAAAAGTATTAATTTAATTCATGATATTAAAGATGCTACAATTTGTAAAGACTGTGGTACTGTTCAAGGATTTACCTTAGATAAAAATCCTGAGTGGATTAATGGTGATGATGGTGGAAATGAAAATGACAGATGTGGTAATGCTACAAGTTATTTTTTTCCTCAGTCATCATTAGGAACAAATATTAAGAGTCACAAGTATGACAAAATAAAAATGGTTCACGATTGGTCTCAAATGCCATATAAAGAGAGAAGTTTGTATGAAGTATTTCAGTATATTGATGCAAAATGTGATAAAGCTGGAATTGTAAAATCAATTATAGATAATGCAAAAATTCTATACAAAGTAATTAGTGATATTAAATGTACAAAAGGAAAATCAATTATTATTAGGGGATTAAATCGTAAAAGTTTAATTGCTTCCTGTGTTTACAATGGAGCAAAAAATCAAGGTTTACCGAGAACAACAAAAGAAATTGCGGATGTTTTTGGTTTAACAGTTAAACAAGTAACAAAAGGAAATCGCAAGTATGATAACTTAATAGATAATTACAAATACATAAATGAAAGTAAGAATAATCTATCAATAAATTATATTGATAGATTCGGAACTAAATTAAAAATATCAAATGATATATTAAACTTAGCAAAAGAAATATCTATGAATATTGCAAAATTAGATATCGCTAGTGGACATCAACCACCATCTGTAGCAAGCGCTTCCCTTATTTTAGCATTAAAAATATCCAATTTAGAAATAGATAAAAAGCAGATATCTAAATTATTTGGGATTAGTGAAGTAACAATAACTAAAACATATAAGAAAATATTAGAATATGAATATATAATAAAAAACAACAAAATGACTCAGTCATTATTAAATATGTCCACAAACGATTTTTATAAAACAAGAATTGAACACAAGAAGATAGAAGAAAAAATAAAAGACCAAAATTCAGATTATATTGATACATTGATGAAATTTAATAAATTAATTATCATTGATGTGAAAGATGTAATGGGTTGTATTAATATCAATTTAATGCATGAATTTTATCAACCTAAGAGTCCGTCTACAATAAATCCATTATCAATTTCTAGTACATTTTGATATTCATTTATATGATCATGATTAAAATATTCATACTTATATGCGACTACCAATCTACCTGGATTTTGTTTAGAAAAATTGCGTAGAAAATCAAAGAATTCATTCGGTTCATTTCTATATTCATAGAATATCTTTCCATCTACAACTTCTTTTATATTTAGTGGATACTTAATAGAACATTGTTGTTCTTTTTCATTCTTATTTACAAAAATTATATTTCCATTTCTTGTAACTGTAAAATGACTCACTTGGAAATAGGCAGGTTCCTGAGCGTACATTTGTAGTTGATTTTCTTGCATGTTGATGCTTTATATATATATTATATTCATATATAATTTAAATATTTCAATTTTTCAGCCTAATTTTTTTTATTGATTTCATAAATAAAATCAATAAAAAAATTGTTCTCTCGCATTGCTCGCACTAATTTTTTTTATTTCATAAATGAAATAAAAAAAATTGAGCCTTCAGCCTAATTTTTTTATTGATTTCATAAATGAAATCAATAAAAAAATTGAAATTATAACTATTATAAACATATATACATATAATTATAAAGATCAAAATGCCGCAACCTCCTGCGATCGCGCCCAAGGAAATTGTCGCATGGCTTAAGACCATGCTTAATGGAAATATTGGATTTGCTATTATTGATGGGGAGAATTTGATGAATCATCCTTCCCAGTATCTTAAGTACTATTATAATAATTGTATGACTGATTGTGTAACAAATTGTCTTCGTCCAATGATTGTTAGTAAAAGTCATCACATCACTCGCCTAAAGTCTCGTCTTGAAGGATGTGTTGTTCCTGATGATATTATCTATTTCTGTCTACATTCTCCGAACGAGACATTTAGTGATGATGCATTTATGATTGAACTCTTCAAGTCATTGGCAGATGAGAAGATTCCTTCTGTAATTGTTACATTGGATAATTTTTCTAATCGTCAAAATTGGAAGAAGGATAAGTTGGTTGCAATGTTTAGTTTTAATATGGCACCAAAGCGTCCTCGTAGTTTTAAGGACGAAGGAGTAATTGTCTATAAACCTAATATGGATCAAATTGTTCATACTCAAGTTATTACAATGCCATTTAAACTTGTTTCTGTCGGACAGAAGAAGCCTCGAGATAATGAAGGAATTGAAATGGCACCTGAAACATCGAAGCCTCGAATTGAAATTCATGTTCCCTAAAGTAAAAATTCTTTAACTGCATCATCGATTTTTGTAATTATTTTATATTTGAAATTGTCATCAAATATATCTTTAAAATCTTTTTTTATGTCTTCAATATCTTCTTCATTTTCTTTAGATATTAAAACCATTTTAATACCTGCCATTTTTGCACCAATTAATTTATGTTCTAATCCTCCAATCTTTGTTATATTACCAGATAAATCTACTTCACCTGTCATTGCCATATCATGTTTAACTTTTTTATTTAAAAGAATTGAAATGAATCCAACGGTAAATACAGCTCCCGCACTTGGTCCATCTTTTGGTATCGAACATTGAGGTGCATGAATGTGAAATCCATTTGTAAATTGATCTTTTAATTCTTTTTGAATGTTTCTTAATTTATTATGTTGTATGTAATTGACAGCAACTGTAAACGCACATTGTATACTTTCTTTCATTACATCACCCAACGAACCAGTAAGTTTAAAAGTAAAAGACTTATCAGATGAATAATTATTTTTAATTTGTATTGGAACAATTCCTCCAACACCAGATGTTGTTGCATATAATCCATTTATTATCCCAACTTCAGAAGTTTCATGAATTTTTTGTTGTACAATTGGTTTTTCATCTAATAATTTTAATATATCATCATATGATAACTTTACAGAATCAGGGTAGGAAGTAAGCATATATTCTTTATTTAATTTCATTATTATTAATTCCATTTTTCTTTTAATATCTCTAACACCTGCTTCCATTGTAAAATCAATTATCACTTTCTTTAATGTGTCATCATCAATTTCAATTTTAGTTTTAAATCCAATTGAATCTATTAATTCTGGTATCATAAATTTATTTAATATATGAATTTTATCATATATTGTATATGCTTTAACTTCAATATCAATAAATCTATCTAACAAAATTGGATCAACTAATTTTTTATCATTAAATGATGTCATAATAATACAATTATCTAATGGAAAATCAATTCCTTGAAAAAATCTATCTTGGAATGTCTTATTCATATTTGGATCTGTTAAATGAATTAAAATAGATGATATTTCATTTGTCGATCCACCATGTTTTGCACATGATTTATCTAATTCATCAAAATATAATATACATCTATTCTTACCAATTTCTGCCATCTTTCTAACAATTAAGCCAGGTTGAGAACCAGAATATGTATATCCATGACCATGTAAAAGTTCACCATCATTTTGTCCTCCAAGCGTTATTTGAATAAATGGAATATCTAATACATCACCAATTGATTTTGCTAAAAGTGTTTTTCCAACACCAGGTGGTCCATATAATGCAATAGATGAACCTTTACCTTCTGGATTAGAAATCCATTTTGAAACTTGTAAAATTAATTGTTCTTTTACTTTTTTATGACCATATGTTAAATTATTCATCTTTGTATCTAATTCTTTAATATATGAATTTAATGATTGAGATACTAATTTATTTTTAAAAAAGTTAATATCTTCGGGATTTGACCATGGAAAATTTATAACTGTTTTAACATACATTAATTGTTTATAATAATCATTATTATTTAATTTCATTTCTGCAACTTTTTCTAGTGCTAATTGTTTAACAGTTTCTGGAATATATTTTGAATGTAATATTTGTTTTTTATAATCTGTATCATTAACTACTGACATACTTTTAATATCATCTTTTAATAACATATTTATTTTCTTTAATCTTAATTGACTCATAAATGGTAAACTCTCATAAATAGAATCACAAACATTATGTAATGACTTCTTTTCTTTTAATAAATTAAATATCATACCTCCTAAATTAATTGCATTTTCATCTCCTAATAATAATATACGAATTATATGATATATATCGGAACCATGTGTTTGTTTATCTATAAATTCTTTAAATATTTGACTGATAGTTTTATTATTTAAATGTGTGTATTTTTGATATAATTCATCAAGATATTTTATATAATCACTAATTTGTAAAACAATTATATCACATAATCTTGAATATTTTAAAACATTCTTTTTAAAATTTTTACTATCACTTTCATCCAATTGATCAACAATTGTTTCAATATGTTTTCTTTTATTATATAATCCAATATTTGTTATCTGAGATGTTTTAAAATATATGTTAATATCATCATTCACAAAATAACCTTTTATTATAATATAATGTGTATTATTATATAAATATAAATCATAAACATTATCTATAATATCATCTTTTGATAATTTATTTTTTTTGATAAAAATATTATTATTAAATAAATTAAAAGTATCAACTATTTTTTCTCTTTCTACTATTTTTAATTCAGATACCCCCGTTGGAGAAAATATTCTTGAATAAAATTCTATTATTTTTTCTGTATCTTTATCATATGACGTACTTGAATATAATTTAATTATATCATGTATATTACTCATTCCAATGTTATTTATTAAAATTTTTAAATTCGGTTTAATATCTATTAAAGGAGTGTGAATTTCTTTAGAAGCTATTAATAAATTTTTATACTGAGGTAATATTCTAAGTTTTGATATTTGAAGAAATAATAAATCAAATTTTTTTTCATTATATAATTTCTGTAATTGATTATCCATATCTTTACATACATCTTGTAATACAACAGAACTATTATATATTGTATTTAATTGTTTTAATACTTCAAATAACTCATTCAAATATACATTTTTATCATTAATTGAAATATTATTATTTTTTGAAAGATGGTGTATATGTCCACGTAAATTATCTATTAATTTTACATATTCATCATATTCATTACGCAATATATAATTTTTATATTCCTTTATATTCATTATAATTATAATTATATAATAAATATAATTTTTATACAAATTGATTTGGTATAAAAATTATAGTATAATATTTGATACTAATTTATGGTATCATTTAATAATTTATCTACAAAATTATTTAAATTATTAATTTTATTTTCATAAGAATTTTCTTCAACAATAAGATTAGAAATAAATTCTATTAATATTAATTTGGTTTCATCTTTGATCTGAAAATCATTCATATTTGAATGTATTTGTTCCATTAATGTATAAAATTCTGAAACATAGTCTCTTTCAATAATAGTAACTGTTTTTGATTCATTATCTTCAATTGATGTTTGAGTATCTACTTCATTATTTAATAAATTAGAATCATTATTATATGTTAAAGTTAATATTTCATACTTACTTTTAATTTCTTCATTCTTATTTTTAATCATTTCATTTAATCTTTTAATATCTGTTTCTTTAATTTCTATAAATGAATCACAATATTGTTGTACATTTAATTTTAATTTATTTTCAAACAAATTAACAATACTACAAATATATGCATTTGTTTCATTAATATTATTTGTTATTTCTAATTTTTCTTCATCAGACATCTTATTTACACAATTTATATTCGTATTGTAATTTATCTTATTATAATAATTTCTAAATAAATAAAAATTATCAATCATTGTTGTGTAATCATCATACAATAAATCATTTTTTAATTTATTTGAAACAATTATTTCTAATTCTTCATCACTTAATTTAACTTTATTTTCTATCAATAATTCTGCTCTTGAAAAATTCTTTCTATCAGTAGCACTTATATTTATTAATCCATTTAAATCTATCGAAATTGATACATTTATTACAGGAACTCCTCTTGGCTGTTTAGGAATATCTTTCAATACAAATTCTCCTATCATAAAATTTTCATGGATAAATTGACTTTCTCCTTGATATATTTTTATTACAACTTCTGTCTGATTATCAGCTTCAGTTGTAAATTGCTTTATTTTATTTGTTGGAATTGTTGTTCCACGATCTATTATACTTATAAATTGTCCTCCAACCGTCTCCACTCCAATCGATAATGGAACAATATCCATTAATATCATTTGATTGTTTAATAATTTATTACCATATAATGCTGCTCCAAATGAAACTGCTGTTAATGGATTTATTATATATGTATATTTCTTCTCATAAAATTCTTCTATTGTGCTTTTCATAAATGGAACTTTAGATGTTCCTCCAATCAATATTACATTATCTATTTCTTCCCTCTTTAAATTAGATATTTCTATAACTTTTTTTATTGGATTTAATAATCTATCTTTAAGAGGTGTGAGAAGTTCTATATATTTATCATTTGTTATACCTAAATCATTTTTGTCTGTAGTTGGAGTTGATGTTGTATCAGATAATTTTATTTTAATATCCTCTATCTTTTTAATATTATCTTCTGTTTTATCCCATCCAAAATATTCAAATAATATATTGTTGATGTCTTCACCACCTAATAAATTATCTCCACTTGTCGCAATTACTTCATATATATCTAATCCATCTTCATCTTTTGTTGCAGTTAAAATAGATATATCAGTTGTTCCTGCACCAATATCAACAACCATTATATTTTTATCAAAATTTTTATTATAATGATAATATGTAATACATGCACTTGTTGGTTCATTAATGATTCTAAATAATTTCATTCCAGATAATGTAAATGCATCTTTTGTAGATTGTCTTTGTTTTTCGTTGAAGTATGCTGGAACAGTTAAAATAATTTCATAATCTAATGGGAGTCTTTCTGATATTAAATGTTGATCAATTATCTTTTTAATCTTAGATAATAAAAATGATGTTAATTCTACTATGGAATATTCTTTTTCATGAACTATTATATTTTCTGTAGACATTCCAATTAATCTTTTTAAATTTCTTATGACAATCCATTCTTTATCATTAATATTTAATACATCATTCCCTGTTACAACAATCGAGTTGTTGATGGCAATTAAAGATTTAATAAATGAATTATCTTGATTATCTTTTATAATTGTCAATTTATTATTATGATAATATGAAATACAAACATTGTTAGTCCCTAAATCAATTCCAATAATCATAAATTTATAATTATAAAATTATGATTAAATAAACTTATTAACTATCTGTTTTAGATTCTGATTCTGGAGTTTTTTCTTTTACATAATTATAAAATTCATTAACCCATGTATAATCTCTAAAAATTAATCCATAGAATTGATGAGTACTTGCTAGTTTATTAAATAACTTTTTATCCCCATTTGGCTTATCATCCCTCTTTAGAAAATCTTCTTTTGTCTGTTGATTAAATTTTAATAATAAATTAAATATCTCATCTACTCCCAATTCTGTATCTTTAAATAATTTTATTTCTTCTAGATGATCACGTAATGTGATTTCATTCATTTTATCATTTTGATGATTTGTATTTAGAGAAAATATATTTGTATATTTTGCACTAATCTTATTAATAAAATCAGGAATCTTCTCAAAAGAATATATACTCGTTACAGGATTTGAACTATTTAAATATTTAATACATCTTCTAATATCCTCTTCACTTTTAACATCATGTATAAAATATAAAATATCTTTATCAATACCATCATCTTCATATAATTTTTTAAGAGCATGAAATCTATGTTGACCATCTGCAATATAAAAATGATCTGTATCCATACCTTCTTTATAAAAACACATAATATCTAATGGTTTAATAAATTCATCTGGATTCTTTAAATAATGATTATAAATATTTTCAACATGTTCTTTAGAGACTCCTCTATTTTCTTTACTAAATTCTAAAAATTCTAATATCTTACTAAATTTATGTTCAAATAATTTATTTTTATAAACTTCATTACCAAATAATACATCTTTAGCATATTTTGTTTTACTAACTGATGAATCCTCACTTGTATCTGATTCATCTGAATTACTTGTTTCAGATCCTGAATGGGAACTAGAATCAGATTCTGAATCTGATTGTCTAATAACAAATTCTTTATCAACATCGTCTAATAATATTTGTTCCATAATTTTTGTAATAACACTTGTAGTAACATTTGATGGTTCCATTATTAGTATAAAATTATTTGTTTATATAAACTGTAAAAAATTGAGACTTCATCCTAATTTTTTTATATTTCAATAAATCGAAATCTAAAAAAATTGAGACTTCATCCTAATTTTTTTATATTTCAATAAATCGAAATCTAAAAAAATTGATATTTCATTAAATTATTCTTATTAACTAACAATGTATAATATGAACACAAATATATTTGAAGAAGTTCCCAAGATCGATCCGAAATATACAACAGTTAAAACTATCCAACAAATGGAAGAAGAAATGAAACTCACAACTCAAAAGGAAATGGAAAAATTATCTTCTGCAATGAAAGAACGTGTATCTGCTCCTCAAAAACCATTTGAAGTTGAAGAATCTTTTCTACCAGGTTCTGACAATGAAGATAATGATATAGAAACATCTGAAGATGAAAAACAAATATTATTTTCTATAAATGGATTAAATGGTATTAGTAAAAAAACTAAAGGAGATAAGAAAAAGCAATATGCAAAACCTAAACAAGAACATAATTTAATAAATAATGTTATTATGGTTGAAAAGTTAAAGAATGAGATTGATAAATTAGAAAATAGAATTAGATACAAGGATTTAGATATATCAAATTTAAATGTTGATAATCTAAAATTAAAAACATATGTTGATAAACAAAAATTATTTGATCAAATTATGAAAGAACTAAATGAAAAAGAGATGAAAATTAATGATTTTCATAAATTATACTTAAATGCAAAAAGTAATAATTCTAGTAAAATTGTTATTTTTCAATTAAGTGAATTACAAAAATTATTTGAATTAATGCAAAAATATATTGATATGAAAGATATACATCAACAACTTGATAAATTTGCTGATCCTATTTTTAAAAGATTAATTACCGGTAAAACAGATTCTATCGTACACGAATATGAAGTCACACATACATCAATTAATTATGATCTTGAAAATACAGAACAATGGCTTATAATGGTTGAATATTTTTATATGTTTGTGTTGGGATTATGTGCTGTAGGTATTCTGTACTTTGTAATTTGTAATCTAATTTGAAAATTCATCTATAACATTATTTTTTTGTATAATTGTAACTTCTTTTGTAATATATTTTAATAATATATCATCAGTGAATTGATTATTTAATAATTTTATTAAAAGATCTAAATATCTATAATTTTTATTAAATTCACCATATAATTGATCAATTTTATTTTTTGTATCATATACATCTGAAAAATTTTCACTTGTGGATGTTTCTAAAAATTTATCAAAATTATGTAATCTTAAAATGATTTTTCCAAATTCTGCAATTATTGTTGATTTTTTTTTATTTATTAAACAAATTAATTCTTTATTTTTTCTTATTTTATATTCATCATCAATTTTATGGAATAAATAAATTTTATATTTCATACATATTTTTATGAATTTATTAAATGATTTATCATTTTTCATATTCTTTTGAATAAAATAACTATATGGTTCTTCTGAATCATCATAATTTTCATACAAGTATTTATTAATATTTAATTCACTCATTTAAAATATAGTAGATATATATTTTAACTAAAGAAACGCAATAATTTTTCGTCAAAATGTTGTTCTTTATTTAAAACAAATTGAACAATTAAATTTCCTTTTTTACCTTCAGAATTAGAAATTCCATAATTTTCTATAATATATTTAAATTTATTTCCATCAAATCCATATTTAAAACAATTATCTATTTTTATTGTAACTTCTTTTTCATCTAAATGAATAAAACTAAAAATTAATCCATTAAATAATTGATATAATGATATTTCAAAACGTATTATTAAATCATTATCTTTCTTTTTATATTTCATATTGTTGGTTATAATAACATCTATAATTAAATTACCAACAGTATTACCAACTTTATCTCCCAATCCTTCAAATACTACTTGATCTCCAAATAGAGGAACTTTAACTGTTTCTTTAACATTTGTGTTATTGACTTTACGTATATATGTTATTTCTTGACATTTATCATTATATACATCTTTCATATTTGTGTTTATACTAAATTCAATATCTAATTTAGTTTTTTCAACCTCTTGTTGATACTCAGATAATGTTTCTTCTGTTTCTGTAGATAATAAATTATTTGTTTTAATATTTGTTAGTATGTCAATTATATCATCAAAAGAAATATTATCCTTTGATATTAATCCCATTATATTTATCATATTTTTAGGGTTTGTAAGAATATTCATAAACTGACATTTAATTTTATTAAAATTATGTATTGAATCTATCTTTGATAATATTTTTGTAAAAACAAGATGTATATTTAGACTATCATCATTATTTAAATTATCGTATTTTGATCGTTTTTCAGGATCACTTAATATATCATAGGCTGTTTGTATTTCATGAAATTTTTTAATATCAACATTTTTATTTTTATCAGGATGATATTGAAGAGCTTTTTGATGATATGCTTTTTTGATTGTTTTTACGGAAGAATTTTTTCTAATTTCTAATACTTTATATAAATCCATTTGTATAAAATATATGTTTAACTTTAAATAATTATTTGTATATACATAATATAATATGGCAAGTTTATTAAAGACACTAAAATCAAATGTTAATACAGGAGGAGGTAAAGTTGATGGAGATAAATACAATCCCGATGTTGCAAACTTATATAATGAAACAAATGAAATCAGAAATACAACCAAATACGAACTTTCTGGAAATGGATATAAAGTTATTAGTGAAAAATTACCAACAAATATTAAATCAAAAGATGATTTAAAAATAGAGTATCAAAAATTAAATGAATTTCAAACTGCTGAAACTTTAAAAAAGATTGCAGAATTAGAGAATGAAAGAAATGTAGAAAAAGAAAGATTAAATAAACAAATAGATCATGGTAAAAAATTAGAAGAATTAATTAAAATTAAAAGAAAGGATCCTGTAGATAATTTCCAAGCATCTACACATGTTGAATTAAAACAAATTCAAATTAATAATAATGATAGAGCACTTAAGGAAAAACAAAAATTTAATTCAATTGTTAGTGAATTAAATAACATTTTAAATAATTAATATAAATTAATATATGGAAGAATTAAATCAAAAATTAGACAAAGGTACATTTAATAGATTCAAATTAATACAACATCTTATTAAAAAATATCCTATTATACATTACAATATATCTAGAATTGAAGAAATAAAAAATACATATATTGAATATACACCTAAATATACTATTATAACTGGTAAAATTAAATTTTCTGAATCAGAATTTTTATCCAAACATGTTTTAAATCAATTAGAAACTTTTAATAAATATATTCAAATAGTTGAAGATAATATAGATATAAAAATAGCAGGGAATTCTGTTAATATTGATGATAATAAATTAATTAATCAAATATATAGTGTTGTTAAATTATTTCATAAATTATATGGTAATAAAAAAATTCAATTAAAGATTGGATTAACAGATATTGAAAAGAAAATTGATGGAGAATTAATAACAACAGAACATGTAAATGGTGGATTAAATTATGTAGGAACTGGCAAGATAGAAATTTTTAGAAGAGAAGAAGTCGTAAAAGTATTGTGTCATGAACTTGCACATGATTATAAATTAGATTGTGAAATGATTGATAATTTTGATCCACAAATTGTTAAAAAATTTAAGATAAAAACAACAATAGTTGAACAATCAATAAATGAAGGATATACAGAATTCATGGGACTTATACATCATATAGCTATCTTAAGTTATTATACTAATATTCATATTTGGTTATTATATCATTATGAAAAAATATGGAGTTTATATCAAGTTTGTAAGATATTAACTCATTATAAAATGAAACGTTTTGAAGATATATATACTACTGAATTTAAACAAGGAACTAATGTATTCTCATATTATATTGTAAAATTCTTCATATTATATAAATACAATAATACTTGTTCATATAAATCATTTGTACATGTAATGGATGATCATGAAGTTATTAAAATAATAAATGATAATTTAAACCAAGGTTTTGATGGTGGATTACGTATGACTTTATTCCAACTTAAATAAACTATCTTTTAATACAACCTGATAAATAACTATTTTCATCACTAAATGGGGTATCTATGGGTTCATATTTATCTTTATATAATTGACATATTAAGGTAACATCTTCAGTACCTAATTTGTCTGTAATATTTACTGGACTAACAACAAAAATTAAATACATTATTGGTCCATATAACATTTCTTTAGCAACTAAATATTGATTTTCATTATAATTATCAAATATAGTTCCTGTATTAGTATACGTTTCTTTATCAATCGGTGTTCCTCCAATATAAGTAAATTCGATAATTGTTCCAATTAATGACATATAATATATATATATTAAAACTTTATGCCAATTAAAGAAAAATTTCAAAAAAATTGAAATTTATTTTGTATATATTTTATTATAAGATATTTATGTCACTAATGACCTACCATTATTCAACTGCCGGTTGTTCCAAAAAATTGTCTTCTAAACAAGATGATCCCCAAGGATAAACTAAACCAATTCCTGATCAAACAGGATCAAGAACTCGTGCAGTTCCTAAACATACAGAACCATAGACGCATGTTGTTAACTCAGTCACTAGTGCATGAGTTCGAACAGTTCAATATGGTTCTACGGATTCAGTTCGAGCAATTTGATCAGTTCCAGATTAAGACGCTTGAGCAGTTCCAGATTGAGCAGAATGCTCAATTCAAGCAGTTCCAAATGAAGCAAGATACAGTATTCAAAAACTTCCAGATGGATCAGAAGAAAGAGTTCGAGCAGTTCCGGATGGAGCAGAAGAAGCATCTCGAGCAGTTCCAGATGGATCAGCCCAAGATACATGTGGATTGTAGATTCGGGGGAGAAATGCTGATGGACTCACCCCGTGATGTTCCGTTCAAGATCCCAAGTAACTTTTGCATTGTTTGTACATGCGATTATGTGTGCAAGTACATGTCTAATGATGCCATCTTTGCCATTCCGTCGCAGTTTGAGTGGGTACATGGCAATTGAGACTTTCCTAATTTTTTTATATTTCATAAATGAACTAAAAAAAATTGAAATTTATTTTATATATGATACTCTTTAAGATTTTTACACCCGCTCTCCGTGTACCCACCCGACGACATTCCTTCACAGGCCTGTTGTTCCGAGTGCTTCCACGTCAGAGTACCCTCGTCTTCGCGCAGATGGCGCTTACGCTTAACGATCTGCTTAACCAGCTGGTCGAGCTCAAGGCTCGCGTCAAGCAGCTCGAGGAGCTGCTTGACGAGTGGTGCGATGAGGGCCAGCACTGCGACGACTGGGGATGCCCGCTGAAGCATGACCCGTCAACGGTGCAGTGCGCAGCGGGCCAATACTGCCTCAAAGGAGTCGTTTGCAGGCTGAAGCATGACCCGTCAACGGTGCAGTGCACGCGGGGCATCAACTGCGACCTGCGGTGGTGCAAGTTGCTGCACCCGAAGGTGGACTGTCCCGATGGTACCACCTGCACTAAGAACTGGTGCAAGCGGTACCACAACGATCCGCTATTCTCGGCAGTCGAGCCGGAGTAGACATTCCGGATGTCAGACCGGACGGAGAAGATACTCTAGTGAACAAATTTTCGTGTGGCTCCAGAGGAGCGTTAGATAGCATCATTAGACTATATGTCGAAATGATGATGTCCACACGGAACAAAAAGCGGCGCAGCAGTGCGTCGGGGTAATTCCCTCAAAAACTTGTCAAGTGTAATCGTCTACGGTTATGCTTGGCTACAAACCAACCAAAAACCAAAAAAAACAAAAACACAAACACAAGACCATTAATTTATTAATGCTCTTGTATCAAAAGATTTAAATAAAAAAATTAATGAATTAATTTTTTTATTTTATAAATCAAGTTTATTTATAAATTAATTTTTGTTTTTATTATTTTTTATTATTTTTTTATCATTTACGCAGTTGCACCGGCGGCGCGGGAGCGTCTCTTGGAGGCGGCAGGGGCTTCAGGTGCTGCGACTGCTACGGGCGCAGGAACTTCGGCTACTTCAACTTCCTCTACCTTGCCCGCGGCCTTGGGGTAGTGTCTGCTGAGTTGCTTTTGGAAGTTTCTGAAGTCGAGTGTCTCACCATCCTTGAGTGAGAAGAGCTTTTGGAGCGCCTTGTCGGGATGGATTACACGTCTATCTTCCTTCGCGCGGAGATCCTTGTCTCTGACGTAGGCGTAGATTTGCTTTGCAACTTCAGTTCTGGGGAGCTCGACGCCCTCATCAATCTTGAGGAACTTGCGGAGAGCTTCAGGTACTGCTGTTGCCTTGGCGAAGCCAGAAGGCGCGCGATCCTTCTTGGGAGCGCTGCGTCTTGACTTACCACCGGCCTTAACTTCGCGGCCGTGTTGCTTCATTGCAGTCTTAAGAAGAGTTGCCATCTCCTTTTGGAGGCTAACTACTTGGGATTGCTTTTCCATATATTGAGTCATTAATGATTCAAATGTTTCATTTTGTTCGTCTGCTGCTACTTCAACGGCAACAGGTTCAACTACTACAGGAGCAGGTGCGGGAACGGGTTCTTCAACAACGGTCTTGGATTTACGGGAGGTTTTTGCGGATGACATGGTATTCTTATTATTATACCTTTATATTAAATTTGATTCAAAATATTATATTATCAATTTTTTTAATAGCATATTAAGGGTATATGGTTAATTTATGGTGTCGTTTTTATATAAAAAATATAGATTTTGGTGTCATATAATATATCCCTTTATATCATAATATATAAAGAATCTCAAATATTTAAAGAAATTACTATATATTATGAATATAAATGCAGAAGTTGGAAGTTATTACTACAACAGAATCAGATCGGGATAAAACAGAAAGAAATAAATTAATCGATAAACTGATTGAATTCAAGCATTATAAAATAATGTCTCGGAGTGAAACATTATTAAATTCATTAAAAAATTATTTAACTCCTGATAAAATGGAAAAGATTTTACCTATCTTAACAGGTGAATCTGTCATATCTATCCGAGTAATTGAATGGTTTGTTACGAACTATTGTAAAAAGAAGAATATTGCTTTCATTAGAAAGGATAAAAATAGTAAAGATATATATTTCAATGTATATTTAAACTATAAAAGTCAGCTAAAATCATATAATAAAGATTTATTTGATCCATTTTGTCGCGGAGAAGAATTAATTGATTTCCATATTAAAGATAATACTTATATTGTTACAAACATACCACAATTAAATTTTTTTAAATGGGCATTAGAATATGATATTGTTGATTATATTGTTAATAATCTTGATGATATCTATAAAGATATGACTGAAAATAACAGTAAAGCAAAGAAAAAGGCTGATAATAAGAGACAAGAATTATCAGGCTGTGCTACAAAAAAATTAAATCAATTAAATGTTAAAATTAAATTAAGTGTATAAATTAACGTCTTAAATGGTTCTGAAAGTCAGAATCATTTGATGTTTCACTATCTATATCATCTTCTTCATCATCTTCTTCATCATCTTCTTCATCATCTTCTTTAATTTGTTCATTCATATCATCAATTTCTGATGACATCTCGGATAATGTAATATCTTTTCTTGTATTATTACTATTTAATTCACTTAATAAACTAGTAATTTTCTTATCTTTCTTTAATTTATTGAATAAATCATCATTTATATCATGTAATCCAAAGTGATACATTTTTGCAACATTATCTATTTTAGAATTAGTATTACTCTCTGAAGATTCTGATTTTAATAGATTTTTTTGAACCATTCCTGCAGATGAACCTAACATTCCTGAAGGGTATGGAACAATATGTTGTTCATCAATATATTTATCATCTGAATTTGCTTCTGTTTCTAAATAATTTACCTCTGTTGCATCTTCTTTATCATCTATAAAACTAATTACTTTATTTTGTATTTGTTCAATCATGACAGGTTTCAAATATATTCCAAATATATCACCAGATATCCAAATTGCATGTAATTCAAGAATTGATCTAAGAAAATTATTCTTTGTTAACCCATCTAAATTAATTTCATTTCCATTTTCAATTATTTTTATTCCATTTGTTATTTTTAATTTTATTAATCCATTAGAAGCATACTTTTTTTCATCAGATGAATTATTATTTTCTAAATATAAATTTTTTATCAATGATTTATATTTAATTGATGGTTTATTTTTAAACCACTCATTCTTATTTTTTCTTGCATCATCAACAACCTTCTTATCTAAATTTTTTAAAAAATTTATTAAGATAGGTACCTTTAAATTACAATCATATAATGGTAATATTAATTCGTTAAAATATTGACTCTTTTGTAATTCAAAAATATTTAATAATTGTGGAGTTTGAAATAATAATTTTTGACCTACTTTTTCATAATAAATATGAACTAATTTTTTATCATTCATTTCATTAACTTTGGAGTAAATTATTTTGTTTAAATCTATTTGATTTATTAAAAGGATTTTATTTTCTTCCATATAAAATAAATAAATTTTTTATTTTATATGTTTAAACACATATTATAAATTAATCAGATTTTGGTGCTCGCCTTCTTGTTGCGAGACTTTGGCTTCGTATCTTCCTCGACAGGCTCAGACTTCTCGACTACCTTCTCAACTACCTTCTCGGTAACCTTCTTGGTAGTCGTCTCAACTAGATCCTTACGAACCTTCGTGTCAGTCTCGTCATCAGAATCAAGGAAACCATTTTCAGTATCAACTACAGATGCAGTCATAGGTCTTACTTCAATGTACTTCAGTTTAAGACCGAGACCATATTTGCGCTTACCATCAGTGTCTGCGCTCTTGGTCGCATACAGTTTGCAGATAGTAAAGAGAGGACGGAACTCGCACTTGTAGCGGATGTACTTTTGTACGTCATCCATTGTAGGCGTTTTCATTTCCTCTCTCTTGCCATTATCATTTACAAATACCTTCGTCTTAATTTCTCTTGACTTAAAATCAAAATCAAATTTCATGGTCGCATAATCAGGGCGACCAGGCGCGTCATCATCTGCATCAGGATCGACTGCAGCTTGGCGAACGAGTGGTTGATACTTGTAGGCAGACGCCTTCTTCTTATCACCCCAAATTTCCTCCTTCGTCTCTTCGCAGTGCTTGTCAAGTGTAGTTAGCATTTCGTGAAACTTCTTTGAGTCATCATCTTCGAGGTTGAATGGAATCTTCAGTTTGCCACGTTCCATGTCAGTCATAGGTTGACCGTTGTTGCCGAGACGCGGCTTGCCATCCTTATCATTTTTAGAAGGAAGACCGTAGTTAAATAATTTCATCCACGGACCTTGAACGGTCGGCATCTCCTCCTTACCATCTGAATCATACATCGGTACAGAGAGCAGTTGGAATTTAGTCATGCCAGGGATCTTTGCATTTTCAATCGGTGTCGTCAAAACAAGCTTATCGGTTGTGAATTCATCATATTTGATTGTGGGCATTTTTACGATTATAATTATTGTATTATTTCAAATCAAAATATAAATTAATCAATTTTTTTACGTGCTCAGACCTGCCTTGCCACCACGAGAACGTCTTGCCTTCGGAGGCGGAGCAGGCTTCTCTTCCTCCTCTTCCTCCTCTTCTTCCTCGGGCTCAGGTTCAGGTTCTTTCTTACTCTTCTTAGTCTCTTCTTTTTTTGCAGGCTTTGCAGTTACCTTCGGCGCTTCTTCCTCTGACTCTTCGTCATCTTCGTCAGCGACAGGCTTGGCAACTTCCTTGGTGAGCGTACGACGTTCACCTTCATCATCGTCATCATTAATGAAGCCACCATCATGAACTTCTTCTTGAGAATATTGAGATGGCTTCACTTCGATGTGCTTGAGTGTAAGAGTTAGACCATACTTTCTCTTACCATCAGTATCGGCAGCCTTGCTCGCATACAGTTTGCTGAGAGCAAAGACAGGACGCAGTTCACACTTGTAGCTGACATATTTCTTAACGTCATCAATTGAAAGAGTTTCAACTTCCTTTCTGTCACCATCAATATTTTGATATACTTTCGTCTTGATTACTCCAGTTTCATATTCAAAATCAATCTTTACACTAAAATAATCAGGCTTAACAGGTGCATCTTCCTCGGCGTCCGGATTCTCAGGTGGAACACGAACTAGAGGAGTGTATTTATATACATTGGCCTTCTTCTTATCTCCAAAAATTAATTCACGTTCAGTTTCACACTTCTTATCAATCTTCTTAATGAGATCATAAAATTTCTTCTGTTCAACATCATTAACATTAAAAGGAATTCTTAGCTTACCACGTTCGCGATCAGTTAGTGGTTGCCCACTTTGACCAACAATTGGCTTACCAGTCTTATCAGTCTTAGGAGGAAGACCATAGTGATCTAGAGTCATCCATGGACCTTGAATTTGCGGGCTAAATTCCTTGTCATCTTTCGCATAACGCGGCCATGACATTAATTGATACTTAGTAGTATTCGGATATTTTATACTGTCAACTGGCGTTGATAGTTTTAGGTCATCAGTGTTAAATGATTTGTAGGAGATTGTCGACATTTTATATAAATTAAAGGTAGTTATTATCAATAAATTGAATTATCAATTTTTTTTAAAGGATTTATTTATAAATTCCTTGAAAAAAATTAGTGTGAGCAACGCGAGAGAACAATTTTTTTTAAAGGATTTATTTATAAATTCCTTGAAAAAAATTAGTGTGAGCAACGCGAGAGAACAATTTTTTTTAAAGGATTTATTTATAAATTCCTTGAAAAAAATTAGTGTGCGGATTTATATATTAATAGTCATCATCTTTGTATTAGTTGTCCACTTTTGTATAAAATCTTTATTTAATGCTTTCTTTTGATATCTATTTGATTCAGAAATAATTTTTATTTCATTATAAATTTCTGAATCGGTATCTTTTAATTTTTTAAACAAGTATGGTTGAATACGAGTTAAAAATGTCATGAAATGCCCTATATGAGAATCTTCTTTAATATATTTAAATTCATATGAATTATCCTTATTCGATTCAATAAATTTTAATAGTTGAGGTTTTAAATATTGATTGTTTTTCTTAAATTCAAAATGTTTCTTATTTGAAACAGAATTTGTATTTAATATATTCGCGATTAGTTCATCTATTTCAGTATACTTTTCAACATCTTTTTGTTTGATATTGAAAAGACCATACTTGTTGTAGAGAAGTGTGTATTCTAATTGAACAGGTTCAAGCTCCATTTTATATACAATATATTATAAAATTATAATATATTATAATATCAATTTTTATTCAATACTCAATCTAACCTCCCTTACCTCACAATTATCAAATCCTTTATATGTCTCATTATGTTCCTTATCAAAATAACGAGTATACATTATTTCTAAGAATTCACAATGGGTAAAGACAGCTACTTTACTTATACTTTTATCTTTTTGCAGTAAGATAGATAAATCATCAAACCATTTTATACCTCTCTCTAATATACGTTCATTTGATTCTCTCGGAATTGTCCATGGTATACTTTCAGATACCATATCTAAATTTAATTTTTTATATGTTAATTTCTGTAGTTCTGATTTATTAGATCTTTTATTACACACATCTCCTCTTCTTTCCATTATGCGATCATCTACTATAACTTCCTTTGTATGATTAACAATTGCATATTCCATTGTTTGAATACATCTCGACAAAGATGATGAATATATTAAATCTGGTTTATTATCAATAAAATATTGTTGGAGATTTTTAGCTTGTTCAATCCCATGATCCGTTAATTTTGCATCTATATGTTGCTCATCTCTAAAACTTGATTCTCCAAATAACTGATACGCAATATTATGGTATCCCTGACCATGTCTTATAAAAAATAATGATATTATTCTTGTCATCATAGATAAATATATATATCCTATATATTTATATATTTAAATTTCAATAATTATTTGTTTTCTATGTACAAAATCTTCTAATAATATTTTTATACCATCTATGGAATAATCATCACCAATGTACTTATTGTTTTTTACTAAAAAGTTCTTAAATTTATTATTAATATAAAATATACTAATAACATCATTTGGAAATAATTCTTTATGCTTACAATAATTACATAATATATAATTTAATAAAACATGCATCTTTATTTCTTTAGATTTAAATTTTAAAAATTCTCGTATATTATCATCTAAACATACAATATCGTTTAATTTATATTTTCCATACATAAAATATAAATTAAAATTTTATTATAAAATAAACAATTAAATCATAAAACTCTCTACTTCATCAGACTTAAGTGTTCTACCGAGAATATCATCGATTAAACTATTCTCATTTAATTTCAATGTATCAATACTGTTCTTAATTTTACTTGTTATATCCATATCGTTATATTCTGTGTTTTCTAAGATGTCATTATCCATTAATATTTCGGGAAATCCTGTACCACACTTGATTGCTCTTCCCATAATTAATCTTGAAGAAACTGATTGAACTTTATCAACCTCCCCAAATACTGCACTATTGACTAACATCTCAACAGTTCTTTCAAATGATGCCTTTGATAATGGATCTGTATCCATACGACCAAATCCATGACGATCAATTGACACAATCTCTCCAGTATTTGTCATTACATCACATAAGATTGATATGTGGTGATAGTTCAATTTGTTATCACCTGAGAATACCATATTAATTTCTTTTAATAATGCTTTTCTTGCTGCTTTAATACCATATAACTTGTAAATAGTATTAATTTCGTTACAATATGTTCTATTAATATCAACATTACGAATATATCTTAATTTATTCATATTAATACCATCTGTTGTAATGATATATTCTTGTTTATTTTCTAAATCTCCTGTTTCTTCATTAAAATTTATTAATAATTTTTTATCAATCTCAGGAACATCATTAATGTATGATACTCCCTTTAATTGAAACTCATATAATATCATATTTTGAATATCTAATAATATACTATTGTCAAATTCAGATATGTCAAATCTAATATGAATATATAGTTTTTCTGCATTATCATTGGTAGTCATAATACATCCATTAATTATACGTTTGACTAAATCTCTATACGATTTATTTTTATTGTTTGATAAGTCATCCCAGAAATTTATAAACTTTGTCTTTATTTCTAACATGTTTAATTTCTTCTCAAATAACTTCTCCTTCGATATTTCAAATCTATATAACCAAGGTAAGTTTTCTGGCTTAATGTTAAAGTTTCCATATAGATTCATTGAACTCTTCTTAATAACTTGATCATCAGTCATATAATTGTCTTTTAAATCATTGTCAAATACAATATCAACCTTCTTTACGACATCTTTTAAGACAGTGTATTTTAAATATGCTCCAATTAAATATGCTAAATCCTTATCCTCACTCTTCTCTTTATTTAAATAGATGTACATTAGAGGTGTTTTAACATTTTTTGTATTTCTGATGATTTCGTTTAGGCGAGGAATACCTTGCATACCTTGGACACCTGCTCCCGAAGAGTGTTTTGTGTTAAGTGTATTGTGAACTAAGATGTTATCATCAACCATAAAGCTATCATTTCCCGGTACTGTAAAATCATAAACATATGTTTTAGGATCATTCAAGTATTTTAATTCTACAATTTCATCCCAGATTACATCGGCATCTAATGCTATTTCAATTAAGTCCATATTATCATTGACTTTCTTTAATTCTTGAGGAGTTAATACAGCAGTTTCTAATTCTGCTTCAAGTAAACCCAAATACTTTTTTAATGTATCTCTTCCGAGGCTTTCTGCTTTTGACATTTGAGATAAACTTCTATTCTTTTTCAACATCTTAAATATTGCGCCAGTTTCATGCACAACTTTTCCAACTTCTGGTATTTTATCTATTTCATCATGATTCATATGTTTGTCAAATCTATCATTATATTCAACTATTAAATCTAATTCTTTTTTCTTTTCATCAAGTTCAAGTCCGATTTGTTTTGAGAAGATTGTCGCATATTTACGTTGTATTGATAAACAATAAAATGTTCCTTCTCTCTCAGTATAATATGACGCATACATACCGAAATAACCAAGTAATCTATTTATATCTTTTATTAAAGTTTGACTTACAGATCCAACTCTTATTAATTGTTTTGAAGATTGAACATTTCCATCACCATCAAAATATCCACTGATAACACCACTAATGAAATCTTTGTTTGCATGATGAGTTAATGGTCCAATATGTTTATTAAAAGATCCAGTATTAAAGTTTTCCATTAAGAAGTCTTTTAAGTCTTTGGAATGAATATCATTATCTTTACCTGGTCCATATTCTCCTTTATAATGTTTTGTTGAAAATTTATAATTCATCTTTGTACAAAATTTTCTTAATATAACTTCAACTCTTGGATGTATTTTACATATACTTACATAATTGCCTCTAAAACATCCATCTGCTAAATATATACCACAAATCCATCCAAGTTGTTTATCAAGAGGACATAATACATTACCAATTTTTACTGTATTGATTGGATTTGGCACTTCGGGAATATATTTTGCTACGGGAATTCTATCTCCAACTTTTAAATCTCCTCCCTTAATTGCAACTATTCCATTTCTTGTTCTTCTTAAGAAAGAATGTGATAATGTTGCGGTTGTTTTCTTACCAGTTTTTGTTATTACTTCAACTAATTTACCATTTGCGGGATGTTTGGATATTTGACTTATTCTTCTCCATGATGTTTTACCATCATTATTAACACCAACAATATAATAATCTTCTTTTAAATCTAATATTGTACTGTCTTCGTTGTCAGTTACAGCATTGTCACCATTCTCTTTTAAAATTCCTTCTATAAAGAGTCCCATTTTCCCGTAGAATTTTTTCTTTTTAGAATTGATACCTATTATGGTGTCGTAGACACTGCTCATCTGCGTGGTCTTCTCTCCGAGACTCTGCGATCCCACGCAACCAACCATCTCTCCCGCCTCAACTAAAGACTTATTGAATGAATTAATGATTTCTTTCATAATTATATTAAACTTGTTCTTATCTAATTTATACTCATATATACATCTCTTTGGAGATAAATATTCAAGTAATCCATATCTAAACATTGATTTATGTTTCTTTTCCATTGCTACTTTTAATGATAAATCATCTGTTCTCTCAGCATTTGACATACATAATAATTTGGTATTGTTTTGATGTAATATATATTCAATTGAATCCATAATATAAATAGGATCCAAATCTTCTAACTTAGATTCAATTCCATACCTTGCATTATCGATGATACGATTAAAACTTACAGGCATAAAATATGAATCATCTAATGTTTTATATTCCATATGTGTTCTACGATATGATTTTCTAAGTGAATTTCTGAAATTTAATAATTCTTCGTAAAAATCATCATTCAAATTTTCAACATCAGTTTTATTTAATTTAAATTTCTTGACTAATTCTTCAATCTCATTTGTCGTAAAATAATATTTTTCTTTTATCTTTTCATTATTCATTTTTAATGTTTTCAATTGTGTCATTTTCTGTTTAACTTGATCTAATTGTGAATCACCATAAAGATACTGTATAATAACGTTATTTCCATTTCTTACAGTACCATCATAGTGGACAGCTAAATCTTCCATACATTTAATTAATCTTCTTTGTATATACCCTGATTCTGCAGTTTTGATCGCAGTATCGATCAATCCCTCGCGTCCGGTCATTGCATCCATGAAAAATTCAAGAGGTTTTAATCCTTCATATAAAGAAGATTCAATATAACCACGTGCTTCAGGTCTATCATCGTTTTGAAAATAGTGAGGTAATGTTCTATTGTTAACCTTCTTTTTAATTCTCGCAAAATTTAAAACAACTTGTCCTCTGCCTCCTGACATATTCGCAACATTGTCGGGTTTTCCCTTTGCCTTAGAATCAATTAAAATAAATAAGTTATTATCCTTCTTTAAATCAGCCATTGCAATTTTAGAAATATCACCAAGAACACTTTGTAATGTTGATATTATATTTGTTTCTAATACATCAGGATCAACTAAATCAGGATTATTTTCAATTTCAGTTAACATACTTTCAACTTCAATTCTCTTTTTTTTCATTTGATCTTTACATTTTTTTACACCCTCCTTACTTAAGATAACATCTTTTAATCCAACAGTTGAACCATTTGAAAGTAGGAATTGTAATATTATTCTTTGAAAGTTATCAATAAAATCTGTAGCAGCATCATTTCCATACTGATCAAGAATTGTCGTTAAAATTACTTTGTTTATAAGTTGATTTGTTAATGTCCCCTTTAATAATTTTCCATTTATAATTTCAAACTTCTTTTCACCTGTATCTGTATATTGAACTATATTTAACTTCTTTGGTAAAAGAGCACTCAATACATCATAACTTCTTACCTCTTCATTCTCAAAGTTATGTTCAATATTCTTTATTTTCATTATAATGTTTGAAGCATGATGAGGTTCCATTATCATATTCTGTCTTGTTAATAAATACGCTCCTAATGGAGCATCTTGTTTTAACTCAATCTTTGGATTTGACTCACCAGGAGCAATGATTTGATTTCTAACGTTTGCAATAAGTTCTAACTCAGTTGATGCTTGAATTGATTGAGGAACGAAAATGTTCATTTCATCACCATCATAGTCAGCATTGTATGGAGCTGTTACTGAAACATTCATACCAAAGGTAGTTAATTCGGGATCTTTAAAGATAACACATCTGTGTCCCATCATTGATAACTTGTGTAATGATGGTTGACGATTGTATAATACATAATCACCATCAACTAAATGTCTCTCAATAATATCACCATAGTGAATTTTGATATTTTTCTTTCTATATCTTAAGTCAATTGGTCTTTTATTATTTCCTTTAGGAAACACATAATTTGCTCCAGGATAATTATCTCTTCCATTCTTTACAAGTTTTGATAATCTACCAATGTTTTGAGGTGTAACTACTTCGGGGAAAGTTAATACCATTGCTAATTTAAGTGGAACTCCCAATTCATCTGTACCAATATCAGGATTTGATGTAATAACAGTTCTTCCACTAAAATTTGTTCTTTTACCTAATAAGTTACCACGAACACGTCCTTGTTTTCCCTTTAATCTTTCGGAAACAGACTTGTATAAACGCCCTCCAGTCTTTTGTTCTGACTTTTGTAACATACTTGTTTCATTGTTAAAATATGTTGCTACATGATATTGTAATACTTTATGATGAGAATCATTGTACTTGAATTCCTCATTCAAGATAGCACTCTTCTCCTTATTTACTCTTAAACGAGTATTTGACTTAATAACATCAACTAATTTATCTGTCATCGAATCTTCATAAGTTTTACTTGCAATTGTATCACGCTTAATAGAAGGTCTGATTGCAACAGGGGGAATTGGGAATGAAAGAATTACTAAGTTTTCAGGTCTGTTAATTTTCGGATCAAATCCCATTATTCTACAATCAACATCACTAATATTCTTTAAAATATTATAGCAATCTTCCGCACGTAAAATTTCTTGAATCTTCTGTTTTCCTGTATTGCTGACAACAGTTCCTTCTTCACCTTCATCTACTTTTGTTTCTGCGATGATTTGAATCTCACTTTCAATTACTCTAATATTTGGAATTGGAGCACCACAAGAGTAATCAGGATTTTGACAATATGTGATTGAACCAGTTAATCTTTTAATTTCATCAAAACGTGCTTTACCTACACGGTTCTTTAAGATATCATTCATTTCTTTCTCATTCTTATATACTAATAATTTAGAACATCTAATACATACACAACTTAAGATATTTTTAACATGCTCGATAAAACCATAATGAAATACTGGTTCTGCTAATTCTGTATGCCCAAAGTGACCGGGACAATCATAACTATTTAATCCACATGTAGCACAATTTAATTGATAATCTGTTGTACCCATTCTTGAATCAAGTAAACCGCCTCTTTTAGGTTCATGACTGTCATATGTTTCTGGAATATTTATACCATATGGATCTTTGTTGACGACACTATATCTTTTAACTTCGTCATTTCCAAAGACACAAAATTGGATTTTATTAATATTGACAATTTCTTCAGTATTATCTTCCATTTTATATTCTATAAACATATTTTTTTATATTAAAAATAGTTTTTAAAATCAATTTTTTT